AGTTTTCTTCCGCTTGCTGCTTACCGCTTTCATTGCCTTGGCGTAGGTATTTCGCGGATCGGCTGTCTGCCCGTTGTGGCAGAGCAATGGGCTCTCGCCCGAAATTGTGATCTGGATCGTAGTAAGGTTGGACACGTTTGGGAGATTGCGAGGGAACAGAAAGTGATGGCGCCGCCACAGTGGTGTGCTGCACCTGCTTGCGTGGATCCAATTTGAATCGCTGTTGCCTGACTGAATTGGTAATGCCGTCGTGGCAGAGGGAGCAGAGCGTCAGTAGGTCTGACAGTTGCTCGTTGCCGAATGACGGGTAACGGTAGTCCGGCGGTCCAGCGTTCTTGTGGTGTACCTGCAAGGCAGGCCAGCCCAGCTCGGCCAGTTGCTCGGCGGTGATGCCGCAGCCTTGGCATGTCTGGCGGTCATGGCCCAGCCGCTGCTGGCGCTTGCGTTGCCATGCTGCTGATCGGTAGTAAGCCTCCATTTGCGGTATGGTGTGAGTCGATCCGATTGGATCGTATTCAGATCATACCACCATCCGATCATGGCGCAAGGGGTACGGGTTCAACTGGTTCTGCCTCCGGCCGTGGCGGAGCTGCTCAAGGCAAAAGCCAAGGCTGAGGGACGCACCGTCTCAAGCCTTGGCTCGTTCCTGATCGAGGCGGCGCTCAAGCCGCTGGTGTCAGCGTAATGCTATTCCTGCCCATCTTAATCAAAAACGGTGTGCCAGGTTCTGCACCAAACTGCTTGAGGTACGCATCACCAATCTGCAGCTTACCGTTAAATTGTACTTTGGTCTTGTAGCTAAGCTTCCGACCTCGTGTTGAATCACTACCGAATTCAACACCTTTTGCTTCAAGCAATGCAGCATAGAAATCCACAAACTTAAGGCGTTCAGATCCATCCTTATGAGATACATACCCGCATTCGCGGACCATTTCGGACTTGGTAACAGTACCAGTCAATTCCTTGACCTTAGCAAGCAGTTCAGCACCCGTCAGCATGAGTAGGGTAAATGACAACGCCAATCAGTATAGTCTAATTCCCGTGCTGCGGCCAGCACCAGCATGGAGTGGATTGAACTCACGCCAGATGATATAACCGAGTGCATCGTTCATATGATCATGACCGGCATCCTTGTCCGGTTCACCCTTTTCGGTGTAGCTCTGCAGCTCAAGGCATTCGATCAACCGTTTGCAGCTGCTGTGGATCTGCAACCGCACCTGACCTTTGCCGTTTTCCAGTAATGCTTGCACTGCTGCGACACGATCACGAACTGGCGGGTTGGCTTTAGGTGACTGGTTGCTGATGCCATAGCCCTCAAGGATCTGGATGTCAGTCTGCGTTGCATTGGTACTGCGGTTACCGCCGCTGGCATCGGGATAGCCGTAGATGCGCCGGCCGGGGTAGCGGCGGGTCAGTTCCTGGCCGATCGCATCAGTATCATGCGCGCCAGAGATCTCATCAATCACGAGCAGGCTGCTGCTCTGTCGGATGGCGATGACGGCGCTCATGTTGCCAACGTTGAAGTCGAGACCCACGCGCAGCGGTTCGCGATCGAGGTCCGGCAGGTCGGTGGTGACATGCTTAGCGCGGTCGAAGCGGTCGTAGACCTGCCCGGTGGTTAGGTTGACGAACTCACCGTCGAGGTATGCACGCAGCAGGCTCGGGTCGTAGTTGGCCTGTAGCCGCTCGATGAAGTCCGGCGGTAGGTGCGGGTTATCAGCGGTGCGCATCCGGATCAGCTTCCGGTCGGGCCGCTGCTGCGCATCATCGGAACCGAATGTAGTCCACATCCACCGGAACCCTTCCGGCGTTGATGCAGCACCAAACTGGCGAATGTTGCCAGCACGCAAGCGGCCGAGGATCTTCGGAAATGCCCGGTTGGCGATGCTGGGCGTCACCGTGTCGATCTCATCCGCCAGCACCCACGCCAGGTTTAGACCAATGATCCGCGTCCAGTTCTCGAAGCTACGGCACAGGATCTTGGTGTCACCGCCCGGCAGGTGGAGCATGTATTCCGGCAGCGGTGATGCGCGGAAGGTATACGGGATGCTGTATGCCTCAAGGAAGTCATCGAAGTCGGTCTGCCAGATATCACGGATCAACGGTCCCGTCGGTTCCATCACGGCACCAATGAAGCCCTGGTTGGCGGCAGCGAGCATCACCGCCTTGGCGCATAACGCACGGGTCTTGCCGGCGCCATAGCCTGCTGAGATACCGATGATCTCGGTAGCAGTGTCATCCACGAAGGCCAGCTGGCCAGGATGCAGGTCTGCGCGGATGCGAGCCGTGAGGCTTGGCAGGTCTACGGCATCACCACCCTGCTGCTCGATCAGCAGCTGCGCCAGCCGTGCGGTGATCGGATCAGCCGTCCGCAAGTAGCTTCTCACCCGTGCGCGCGCTGATCTGCAGCAGCACTGCACGTTCCTGGTCTGGTGTTAACCCAGCAGCTTGTAATCCGGCAACAGCAGCTTGCACACCATCGCTAAATGCTTTGGTAACTGCTGCATTGTCGCTGTAATGCCTGCGGTATGCCGGTGCATGTGTCAGCAACCATTGCGCGTCTTTGGTATCACCTTTATCGGCAGATTCAGCGATTTTACTAACAAGCCGAAGGCCGCCTGCTGCGCGGCCATCATTGACAGCCGCCAAAAGCGCCAGTTCTTTATCCGTGGCGTCATTGCCTTTTGCATTATCAAGCCATAAGCGGAAAGCCGCGTAACTTACACCAACAGCAGGTGCGATATGCTCAAGAGGTGCGCCGTATTCACAAAGGAAGCGCACCTTCTTTAGCACATCATCGTTGAGCTTGTAGTGGCGGCGTGCCGGTTTCAACTCCGAATCTGTACAGGCATCACAAGATAGGTTACATCATTATTACCAGTTGGGCGGATAACTACTGGTGTAGTTGCCGAATTGGCGTTGATGGTGACCTCATCATGGCCGCGTAATGCCTTGAGACCAGTGAGCAGGTAGTGGACGTTGAATGCCCACGTGCCTTTGGCGGTGCCGTCATAGGCAAGCACCTCGCGACCGTTGTTGGCGTCGTTTTCAGCGGTGATCTGCAGCTCGCCGTTGCTGGCGGTAAGTTTAACGATCTCCGCGACCATGGATACACGATCCATTGCGGCGGATAGCGCACGACGGTTCAAGGCGAGATGGTGCTTAAACGATTCAGGGATGAGCGCTGCGACATTGGGGTAGGTGCCATCGTAGATGCGGCTGTGGATGGTGATGCCATCACCGGCGGTGATGACGGCATGACCACCGGCGGCGGCGATACTGACGATACGATCAGCCAGCAGCCGCATGGTGGTGGCTGGTAGCACCAGGTTGATGCCATCAGGCAATGGGACCGGCATACGCATCATGCGATGACCATCAGTGGCTTCCATGAAGCCATCAGCGAGGTGGATGCCCTGCAGGATGGCCTTGCTGCTGTCGGTACTGCAGCAGGCCATGCAGGCGGCTACACCAGCGGTGAGGTCTAGGGGCGCCTCAGGAGCGTCTACAGCGGGCAGGTCGGGGTAATCGGTCGGATCATGCGTCGCAAGCCTGTAGGAGGCGCCTGCAGCGCTCAGAAGGCCATCGTGAAGGCTGATGGCAGCATCATCCGGCAACTTGGCGACGATACCGCTCAGCAGCCGGTATGGCAGGCATACGGCGCCGCTGGAGTCGATGGATGCCGAGATGGTGGCGGTGATACCGAGATCCAGGTTGAAGCCGGTGAGCGTGAGCGTGCTGTCGGTGGCGGCGAGGTGTACGCAGTCGAGGATCGGATGGGTGGGACGCGAGGCGATAGCTGGCGCGATGGTGGACAGCGCGTGGTTGAGATCAGCGCGTGAGAGGAGCAGTTGCATCGGTAAGTGCGGTAATTATGCGGTTGTAATCACTGGCGAAGCTATCGAGCAGCTCAGCTGGAATTGGTAACCCTTCATCTTGAGCATTGTCGCGGATTGCATCGGCGTAGGCCAATGCTTGCGTCATGGTGTCATGCAGGCGGTTGATGACTGGCGTCTGCTTGGCTGAGATGCGGATGTAATCGTCGGATGACATAAGCAACAAGAGTTTCAACCTGCGTGCGGTCGATGGCACCACGCATGAAGCGGGCGGCATCAGCCACCAGGCGATGGTAATCCACTGGCGTAAGCCGGCTGCCGCCGTTGTTACATCCTGAAACACGCCGCCGGACCAGTTCAGAGCGGTTGATACCAAGCATGGCGGCTTCGCGATCGAGGAGTTCCAGATCAGCAGGCTTGAAACGAACTTTGATTTCGATCATGGGATGGCGGACGCAAAAAAGCTAGTCATAGAGCGGGGTTTGGTGGTGTGGCGGACGCAAGTGCACCCTAAGCGGACGCCAAACCCATTGCAAACACTAGGCGGACGCAAAAACAGCCGTTCCCCTTGCCTCCCTATATGCGTTTTATGTTCGCCTTGCTACATACCCCCTTCGTTCTCCTATGTGCGTATTTACCCCCCTATTTGCGTCCGCCTAAGGAAAAGATAGTAATAGCAAGGGGTTTAGCGTCCGCCTTTGCGTCCGCCAAGGGTGGTAGCGGACGCAACTTGCGTCCGCCATCAGGCCCAATCCGGGTCCATCCTGAGATTGGTGATCATCCGTTCGCGACCTTTGCCGGACCTGGCGGACGCAATTTTCGGGAAGATCTGCTGGAGTGCCGGCACCATGAGCCGTGGCGCCTTGACCGTCCGATCAGCTGGCGGGTCGATGCACCAGCGGCCATTGGCATCGAGGTAAGACTCCTCCCGATACCATTCCTGCAGCGATTCCCAGACGCGTTTAATTGATACCTGAGCGCCTTCTTCGTATTGAAGGCCTACCGAATCGCAGAACTCCCATAGGTGGCAACTAGCACGACGGACATCTTCCATTGCCTGGCGGCCGGTGTTGTAGTCGATGCCGTATTCAATCGAAAGCATCATTCCTTCCAGCATCCAATTAAGAAATGCCGGGCAGATCTGCTGCTGAATGAAACTAGGATCATCCTTCAACCTAGGATCCGCTTGGATATGGTTTGGCTCTGTAGGTGTGGCCATAAATGTCTTGCGGAACTTGAAAACATGAAACCTAGTTTCAATGGCGACCTGATCACCGGACAGGGATGGATCCTTGTTGAGGTTGAAAACAAACAATGCCGACGGCACAAACTGCGATTCTTGGACTCCTTTCAGCTCGTATGACAACTCCTCGCCGCTGATAGCAGCCTTGAGCGATTGCAGGTTATCAATATGAACAAACTGCGAGTTTTCGCTAGACCAGTTAACTGATGCGCCGCGTAGTGGTGCGATCGGAAACTTACGACCCTGATCGTATTGGCGGAAGTCCGCTAGTGTGCATGACGTAAAGTTGCGGCTGCCGAGTGTATCTCGTAATGCGGTGCGGATGGTATCCTTACCGTTTGAGCCGGCGCCTATCATCAATACGGCACGAGGTCTACCACGCGTGGCGCGATATTTGCCGAGGTCTAGACCACTGCCGAGAATACGCTGCAGGGTATCAACGTCGCCCGGCTCGACGGCTTCCAGCATGCGGTACAGATGCTGCGGGTTGGCTTGTGGATCGTAGACGTAATCAGTGACATAGGTAAACGCCTTGCCGGGATGATGCGGCTCGAATGTGACATCAACCTTACGGTTGTTCCATTGCCATGAAACAACACCATTGGCGCAATTGATGGCGTTCGATGGATTGACTGGTACCGGCTCAAGCAATCGCCGCATCCATGTCAATGCTTCATCAACGTATTTTGGTCGCTTCCATGGGTGGCAATGCTCACCGGTTTTTGGGTCGACTACATAAACCTGCGCCAGAAGGTTGGCTATTGATGGTGCGATTTCTTCATCTGCCAGTGGTTTGTAATGACTGCCGCACCAGCAATGGAGGATGCCATCAACACAGATCCAATGCGGTGATTGACGCATGAATACATGATTAACGACAACATCAAGCCATTCAGTATCTGTTTTGCTGTAGAGCTGCAGGTTGATGACTTCAGCATCAACCGGTGGATCATGGCGTTGCTGCTTGCGGACTGGTGTCGGCGGCCGCCAGCCGTGATGTCGTGCCCAGTACCAGAAGGTGTTAGCGCTGATGCGGTCACCACCTGATGCGGCGATCTGCTCTAGGCCCTGCCATTGCGGGCTGTGCTGCTGCATCAACCGGATGGCCTGGTCGGTGTCATCGCAGGCTTTGATCAGCCCCCAGAAGATGTTGCGGTAGATGTGGTAGGTGCCGGTACCAGGCACCCGTGGCGGTATTGCGGCCAGCGCATCGCGGATATCATCAATGCCGCGTTGTTGTTCTTCGATGTAGCGTTCAGCCTGTGGTTGGTGCTGGTAGTATTCTTCAGATGGCAACACCGCTTCGATATCAGCAACGCTGTATCTGGTGCCGTTGCATGACACCATGCGGCATTGTTCACCGAGGCTGCCATCACCACCAGCGTGATAGGTGCCTGGGAGCCGCATGACACGAGCGGCATTTTTGATGCTGCGATCAGCGTCGCAGTAGTCAAGTAGCCGTGACTGGACTAATTCCCAATGCGCTGGTGTGATCGGATCCGTCAGCACCCAGTAGTTGTGAATGGATTTGCCACCGGTATCGATCTGCATCGTCGGTTCTGGCAGTTTGAGATCCTGCCAAGCGGTGAGTTGCCAATCCTTAGGGCGATCATCCCATTCGGCGAAAAATGCACGGCATGTGGTGATATCTGCATTGGTATCACCGCCATCGTTGATTACTACATAAACGCCGCGACCTTCTGATTGCCATTCGCGGATCAACTTTTTGGATGCACCACCTTTGCGGCCTTTATCAGATGGCTTGTCGGGATGATCACGATGGAGGAATGCCCGCAACCTGATGGCACCAGCGGGCTTCCCGAGCAGCTGGATGAACTGCCGGGCCTGGGAGATGTCGACTTCCTTCATGGATGGCGCTGCGTTGCCGGCAGGATGCCATCGCGGTGTAGCTTGATGGCCTGTTCCAGCAGGATGCGAATGGCAGCACTGCGGGAGATGGTGCTGCCGCGCCAAGAATCCAGCCATTGCAGTTGATCTGGCGCAAGCCGAAGCGGGATTGGACGGGCTAAGGGCATCGGCCGCGGAGGGGCTTGACGGATGGTATACGGTCAGTCTACCATGGGAAGGCCACAGCAGCCTAGCGATGGACCAGCCCGGAAAAATTATTCAAATCTCAACCAGCAGCGCAGATTCCAATGTTTGTCTTTATGCGTTAGATATCAATGGCCAAATATGGGAATTGGTCTGGAGCCGCGAAGGATATACATGGTCCCTCATTGGCTCTCCTTTCAATAAGTAAATGGCACTGACCCTTCACTCCTACACCGACTTCCTAGAGCGCAAGCTGCACACGGGCGCAGACCACGGCTTCGAGCCGGTGTTCATGCCGCCGCAGCTGTTCGACTTTCAGCAGGCCCTCGTGCAATGGGCAGTGCGCAAAGGTCGCGCTGCGATCTTCGCTGATTGCGGCTTGGGCAAAACCGCCATGCAGCTCACGTGGGCTGAAAACGTGGCGCGGCATACGGATCGACCGGTGTTGATCCTGACGCCGCTGGCGGTTGCTGCGCAGACCATCCGCGAGGGTGAAAAGTTCGGCATCGAGTGCCACCGCTCCAGCGATGGCAGCGTGCCCGGGCGGATTGTGATCACGAACTACGAGCGGCTGGCGGCCTTCAACCCTGCCGATTTTGCTGGTGTGGTCTGCGATGAGTCGAGCATCCTCAAGGGCTTTGATGGCACCCGGCGGCAGGAGATCACGATCTTCATGCGCAAGATGCCCTACCGGCTGCTTGCCACCGCCACGGCCGCGCCAAACGATTACATCGAACTCGGCACCAGCAGCGAAGCCCTGGGCTACATGGGCCACATGGACATGCTGGCCAAGTTCTTCAAGAATGACAACAACAACTGCACCAGCCGGCGCATGTATGGCGAGGCGCCGAAGTGGCGTTTTAAGGGCCATGCTGAGCTGCCGTTCTGGCGGTGGGTTGCCAGCTGGGCTAGGGCTTGCCGTAAGCCATCAGACCTGGGCTTTGACGATGGCCGCTTCATCCTGCCGGAGCTGCGCGAACGCGATCACCTGATCGATGTTTCCACGCCGCCGGAGGGGATGCTGTTTGCCATCCCTGCCACCAACCTCAGGGAACAACGGATCGAGCGCAAGCGGACTGTGCAGGACCGCTGCGAGCAGGTGTCCGCCATGGTCAACAGCACCGACCAGCCGGCGCTGGTCTGGTGCCACCTGAACGAGGAAGGCGACCTTATGGAGAAGCTGATCCCTGATGCCGTTCAGGTCTCAGGCTCGGATTCTGACCAGCAAAAGGAGGATCGATTCCTGCAGTTCATCGACGGCAAGGCCAGGGTGCTGATCACCAAACCGAAGATCGGCGCATGGGGGCTGAACTTTCAGCACTGCAACCACATCACCTACTTCCCAAGCCACAGCTTTGAGCAGTATTACCAATCGGTGCGGCGTTGCTGGCGATTCGGCCAGAAACGACCCGTCACCGTTGATGTGGTGCTGACTGAAGGCGAACGACGAATCATGGAGAACCTCACGCGCAAGGCCCGCGCTGCTGAATCAATGTTTTCCAATCTTGTCAACGAAATGGGCCAAGCAACAGGCATCAATCGCATCAATCCTTACACCAAAAAAGAGAGGTTCCCGCAATGGCTGTAATCGATCAAGTCATCACCGACCGCTACGCGATCTACAACGGCGACTGCATCGAGGTGATGCAGTCAATGCCAGACGCCAAGGTGCATTTCAGCATCTATAGCCCACCGTTTGGTGGACTGTATCACTACAGCTCAAATGAGCGCGACATCAGCAACAACGATGACTACGACGGGTTTTTTGATCACTACGGCTTTGTGGTATCAGAGCTGGCGCGGCTGACCATGCCGGGGCGCTGCACCGCTGTGCATTGCACCGACATCCCCAGCGGCAACAGCGGCCAGGACTACCTGATTGACCTACCTGGCGACATCATCAAGCTCCACCAGCGACACGGTTGGCAGATGGTGGCGCGGCACACGATCTGGAAGGAGCCGCTCTGGGTGCGCAACCGGACGTTGACCAAGAATCTGGCGCACAAAACCATCGTGGACGACTCGGCCTATGCCGGGGTGGCCAGCGCCGATTACCTACTGATCTTTCGCAGGGCTGGCGCCAACCCTGTGCCCATCGCACATCCAACGGGACTGGACACCTACGCCGGAGAAGCGCCGGTACCGGCTGATCTGCAGCAGTTCAAGGGCTACACCGGCAAGCAGACCGGCAACCGCTACAGCCACTGGATCTGGCGTCAGTATGCCTCCAGCATCTGGGATGACGTGCGGATGGGCCGGGTGCTGCCGTTCCGGGACTGCAAGGATCCAGAGGACGAGAAGCACGTTCACCCTCTCCAGCTGGATGTGATCGACAGAGCTGTCGCCCTGCGCTCAAATCCCGGCGAGACGGTGCTTACTCCATTTATGGGTGTCGGCAGCGAAGTCTATGGCGCAGTGCAAGCTGGCCGGCGTGGGATCGGTATCGAGCTGAAACCCAGCTACTACCGGCAAGCAGTACGGAACTTAGAGCTGGCGAGCAGCGTTGAGAGCAATGCCGGTCAGACGGAGCTGGCGCTATGAACCTCCGCCCCTACCAAACTCAGCTAATCACCGACATCCGGCTCCAATACCAGCTCGGCCGCCGGAGTGTGCTAGCGGTGCTGCCAACCGGTGGCGGCAAGACCGTCTGCTTCAGCTACATCGCCCAAGCTGCAGCCCGCAGGGGTAACCGGGTCTGCATCCTTGTCCATCGGCAAGAGCTACTGGATCAGGCCAGCCGGAGTCTGACGGCCATGGGCGTCAACCATGGCCGGATTGCTGCAGGCCGCAGCATGGACTTAAGCCATGGGGTGCAGGTCGC